CCGTACAGGTGAATCAGATAGCACTGGATAAAATGCAGGAGTACAGCGAGAAGATAGCGCAAGCGGGTGACGCTGGTGATAATGCTGGTAACAACTTAGAGAATGAGTAAAAAAACAACCCGCGAAGAAATCGAAATGCAGCCGCAAGTACGCGCCGTTGCAAAGATTGGCTCGTACAATAAGGAGGCTCGCACAGTTGAAGTGACGGCGGCGACTGAGTACGCTGTGCAACGGTACACGTATGACGAAAAAAAGCGCGAATTCATTGACTTCAACGAAATTCTATCTTTCAAGCCTGAGCATTTCAGGACTGAGAGGCTAGAACAGGGTGTTGTTACATTGCTTGACAACCATGACCGTTACAGTGGAGCGAAAGGTGTTCGCGGTGTTATCGAAGGCTACGAGCTAACGAACAACACACTTCAGACAACTGTACGATTTGGCAAGCGTGCTGAGGCGCAAGAGATAGCCGACGACGTTGAAGACGGTATATTGAAAGGGTTTTCATTAGGGTATAGAGTTTTCGAGTACACGCCAGATGGCACGAAAGGCGAAAACGGGCTACCAAATTGGAGGGCTACAGATTGGGAGCCGCTTGAATTGAGCGTAGCACCAGTACCCGCCGACCCTCGAAGCACATCGAGAAGCGAAGAGAGAAACGAAAATAAGGAAACCAAGCACACGGCGTTTGTCGTGCGTGAAGTAGAAGAAACACCACCCGCAAAGGTTGTGATACCACCCGCACCGAAAAAAGAAAAAGAAACCCCGCAGCGATCAGTTGCGACAAATAAACACACAATGAAGAATTCTACGGAATTGAAGCAGTTGCGGGACGAAAAAACCCGCTTACTGACTACCCTCGACGGGCAGTCAGAACGCTCGACAGAGCAAGAGACTGAAATGGACACCCTAGCGGGCGAAGTTAAAGGACTCGATAAGCAAATCGAAGCACGTGAGCAGCGCGAAGCTGTTCTAGCGGCAAACGCGAGAATCGTTGACCCTGCAACATCAGCAGACGGCGAGACACGCGAGGTGAACAAAGCGGTAAAAGGTGCAGACTTTGGACGCGCGTTTGTGGCAATGGCTGACGGGCGAAAGCTCGAAGGGGCACTTGCTGAGATTGACCAAGAAGGAAAGCGTTCGTCTCTTGACGGTGGTGGCGCGAATACATTTTCTTATCCTACTGCATGGTTAGGAACACGTGCCGGTGGTGCTGATGACTTCCAAGCGGGATCGGGTGACGGGTCTGGATTTGTTCCAACGGTAGTGCCTAAATTTATCGAGGCTTTGATGGCTCCTACAGTAATCGAAACACTTGGGGCAACCCAATTGAATGGATTGGTAGGTACTATCCAATTCCCTCGCGAGTCGGCAGCGGCTACAGCAACGGCAGCGACAGAGGTTGCGGCGGGTGCTGATGCTGGATTAGAGATTGACCAGTGGACTATGACACCAAAGCGTTATAGCTCAAAAACAACCTACTCCAAGCAGTTGATGCTTCAGTCGCCTTTGGCTGCTGAGACGATCATCGCAAACGCCCTGAGACGCGGGCATGACAGGAAGTTGAATTACGATATGTTCAGCGGTGGCGGTTCTGCTGCAATCACTGGACTTATGACGTACTCAGGTGTTAACGCTCCAACGATTGCTGACGGCACGGATTACGAGCAGATTTGCGCGGCTTTGCGTAAAGCGGTTCTTGAAGATCACGGAGACCTTTCAGCATCGAAGTTTGCAATCTCACCTTTAACAGATGAGTTCTTCGGTTCTGCGGTAAACGTTACGGGTGTTGATGCTCTTATCAGAGATGGTAAGATTAAAGGCAGCGAGTTTATGGCAACTCCTTACCTTGCTGATTCGACTGCGATACTTGGTCAGATTGTTTATGGTGACTTCTCGAATATCTTGTTCGGAAATTGGGGCTCACTTGACTTCCTTGTTGATCCTTACACTTCGGCGAACACTGCGCAGATAGTTATCCACCTTAACAGATGGGTTGACATGCTTGCACAGAATCCTGAAGCGTTTGCACGTTATACACAGGTTGGCCTTACCTAAGCCAATTTAGGATAAAGCAAAAAAGTAAGTTTTTTAAACTAAGCCCCGCCCACAATCGGGTGGGGCTTTTTTATTCAAATCATGGCAACAGTCAATACAAAATTCACGTCTGCAATAACTCCAGAGGACATCATTAGCTTGGCTAATTTAAAGGAGCATTTGCGCGTTGACTTCACGGACGAGGACACAACAATCACCGCCCTTCGACTTGCTGCCATTAACAAAATTCAAAACCTTTGCGGCAGAATGATGGACCGGGTAACGGTTGAATTTTATGCGGAAAGTTTTTACGGCATCACGCTTCCGTGGTCGCCAATCATTTCGGTTGAGAGCGTAAAGTACAAAACCGACGCGACGACCTACGCAACGCTCGCTGAGGCTAATTGGTGGACATCATTGAATTCAACGGTGCCACGAATGGAGTTCACCAACACGCCATCACTGTATAGCTACGCATCAGACCGCGTAAAAATATCGGCAACAATAGGATGGGATGCGAGCGCAAGCGAAACACCTGAAGCACTTGTAACGGCGGTTAAATTACTGGTAATGGACTGGTACGAGCTTCGAGGTGACACGATTGTAGGAACAATTGCGCGACAAGTTCCAAACGGCATAATGAATGTAATTTCAGAATATAGAAATCTAGGATGAGAGCGGGAAGATTAGATGTGCGTATAGCTATTCAGAGTGTGACAACTACCGTTTCACTCACTGGCGCGGCCAATAAATCTTGGTCAAATTACGCTACGGTATGGGCTGAACGTGATGACCGCGCAAAATCTGGCACTGAAGACGACCATAGCGATCAAATCACCCCCATACAAAGCCTCGTTTTCAAAATAAGGTACTCGCTATCAACGAAGGCGATTACGCCTCAGATGCGCGTTGTGTTGGATTCTAAAATTTACAATATTATTTCAGCTCAGGAGGTCGTGCATCGTGAGTGGATTCATTTGAATTGTGAGTTGAGAAATAACGGGGCTGGGTCTTCAACTCCTGCGGCGTGTAGCCCGGGAACGTATGTAAATTCTGACGGGTCTTATACGTTGGAAATCACAAGCGGTGCAACGGGCACTGGTCCTGATGTAACGGTTACGGATGCTGACGGCACGACGCGCGACGTTGTGGCGAATGCTGATGTTGCTTGTGCGTTTCCTGACTTGGATGTGTTGAATAGTGACGGCACTAAATTGCAGGACGTAACCTCGTACCCAGCAGGCGGGGAAATAGATATTGCTGACACTCCTATAACAAATTCGGACGGTTCGTTCAATGCTGACGCTCCTAGTGGTGTTGAGTACACTGCGCCAGACATAAATCTAACACAAGTAAACGGTACAGCAGCAGACGTTCCTTCGTTGCAAGATATTGTATGTGCTTGGTCTGCTATTAGAATCAACTCATCAGGGGGGATAACGCTAGCCACTGTGTCGACTTACCCTGCTGGTGCTATTTACGCATTAGCTGACCAAACGGTAAAGATTTTAAACTCTGACCTCACAACTATAGATGGGTTCATAAACTACGCAAACGACACGAATGTAGCTATAGGAGACAGCACCCTTGAAGATTCAGCAGGAACTATTCTAACGCTTCCAACGGTACGGCAGATAATCATTCCTAATACGGTGGTAACTTCTGCCAGTGTTACGGGTACATTAATGACAATCGTTGTACCAAGTGCAAGCACTCCAAGTGGTATCTGTTATCAGAACACCTCTCCACTATTTAACGTGTCTTATACAACAGGAGATTCACAGAACGTGTACGAGGCGGGGGCTTATGATAGAACACCTCCTACCTATCCTGAGTTATTTGCTGAGTTAAACTACTTAGCAGACCAATCGGATATAAGGGTGACACCAGCAACGGGAACAAGTGGAACAGACCTAGTAAGTCCTACCATTTTGAAGTATAACAACGCCTTTGGGAACAAGTTAAGGTTTACAGATACAGATGGCAACGGCTCTGACGCTACGGTAGGTTCAAACATTTGGGCTCATGTAGATTGGAACG